GTATAAAAGTTATAAAAGAACCTCGATGCGTTACTACCTTTAAAATGAATAGTAGAGAGATTTTTATCAAATAATACATCCAATTGTTCAGATATATCCGTCCTTCCGTTGGAAAAATCTGCAATATCTTGTAAGTTTTTTGATATGCGTAATTCTTTATCCACATAATAAGATGATGACATATATTGAGATATAACAATATCATGAACTTCAATAATATCATAGCATTCTTTGTCGCTTAAAACTACAAATCCATAGGGAAGTAAATCGTCTATTTTCAGTATATAGTCAAAAATAGTACCATAGTCCCAGGAACAAACACCTTTAGTTGCAAGAGGCCGAGTGACCCTTAAATATAAAGCACGTTTAAAAAAGTTAGACATGTAGATGGCCAATTCCAATGAAAACAATTGGTTGTAAAATCCTACTCCATTTATACCGCCAAATAAGTCAAAAATCAAAACCCCATTTGTATCTTCAGAATTTGTTTTAATAGTTGTCAAAATATTTGTCAAAGGTCTTTCATCAAGCAACTGATATTTCATATACTCTATCATTTCATGAAATTTTTCATCAGTAAGGTATCTATATACTTGATGACATCCGACAGGCGACGAAGCGAATACTTCTTCCACGGAAAAATTCTTGTGTATATCTTCCGGGGGGAAAAGTAATTCTTGATTGCAAAAAAACCCGTCTTCATTTGAAAGACTAATATCATTTTGGGAAGCACCCCGAAATTGTTCACATACTGTAATCATCGAAGAAACTCGACGAAGTGAAAATCCTCCATTTCCTCCGTTGTATTTTGGCTTTGAAGGACCAACCCAATTGTCAATATTTTTCCATGGTGCACCAACATAATCGTAGGAAAAATACACGTCGTCTATTTTTCGCATGATGAGGGCATCCGTCTGATATATCAAGACATGAGACCACTTTGTAAAGTATTCCCAGAACGTTGGGTTTTTTAACATTTGAGAATAGGTACCTCTATTTAAATTATCATGTCCAGTATTGATGATCCTAACATTTTTCCATTTTTTGACAACGTTTGATACATAGCAAACATTTTGATTTCCACAAACAATGGATAATCCAATTTCACTACTTGCATAAACTTGTAACAAAGCTTTCAACACATATTCGATTTCAGTCATATTTCGATATTCAATTAGACATACATTAAGTTTACCCGATTTTAAAAATTCTACTGGCTCTTGCGGTGATTTAATTTTACGAAGTAGAGAGTTGTATATACTCAATCTAGTTTCCATGATAGTTGTAATGAATTATTATATTCTACTATAATTTATTACAATATTTTACTTGTTGGTTTAATTATCTGATTTACAGAATAAATCTTTTTCGTGTATGCGTGTTCCCAAATTGGTATTAAATGGAATGAATATATGCGCATTATTAGGCTCGTCGCAATATCCGAGATCACGATCACTTTCTTTATCTCGTAGATTCCATGCGGGTTGGGAAATAAAACTATCGTTCACTTCAAACGTAGCGTTGGAGTAGTCCATTCTACTTATATCTGGTTTGGTATAGTAACTTTCTTTACATTGTGTAGTTTCACGAATGAGTGGTCTGTCAATATTCTTCAAGGAATTCTCAACACTGATAATATCATTCATACGATTTGCACCCCATAATTGCATACGAATATGAGGATCCTCTACAAAAGGAACATCTAAACCATTACCAGGAACATTCATTACATGTCGCCCCACATCAGTAGACTGTTGTAAATTTTTATATATTCTTAATCGGTCATTACTTATTCTTGTAGAAGCCATTATATATCTATGATATTATATTATATAATAATTATCTCACTTAAATGGAATTAGGGAGTGTGTCGTTGTTTTTTCTCTACGACCAATGGATTAGGCATGAGTACAGGTTCCTGTTTCACTAAATCCCATTCTTTCATATGAATGTAATCAGGTGACTGAACGGAGCGTGGATTTTCTAAATCGTTTGCTCCAATACCACGAAGTTGTGATTCGATGGTAACATAATTATGACTTAAATCATTACCAGGAACATGTGTAGGAGTTAATCCGAACCCAGGCAATTGAGGTTGATAATTGTGTCGGCTATACTTATAATCCTGATATTGTACAAAATTTCTATTTTGTTGTTTCTCTAAACAGTAATCTTCTTTTGTATTTTTATTCCTTGTAGAAGCCATGATACTATATAATAATATTATAATAATTGATAATATTATATTGTCCGCACAAGTAAATAAATTATTTTGTTACCTTAGTATCCCTATTAATTTCTCGAGAAGGTAGCCCACCACGAATCCAGCCATTGTGTGCGCCCTCTACCAAATACTCAGGATTTGTAATCGTCTCTTCAATTTCTGTAATCAATGGAGTGTTACTGTACTGAATATAACTCTGCTCACTCATAGGGAATAAGGATTTTTTATTCTCAATATGTTGTTCACCGTGCATCAAATCATTTTCAACTCCCACATTTCCCTTTCCGCGTCCTAGATAAGGTATGGTTAGGTAATCACGTTCACGCAATGACAATTTGTTCTGAGGGTGCGTTCCTCTTGCACCCAAAAGGAGGTTGCTACTTTGATCCACATTAGACCCTTCAAGTCCAGTAGTATTTTTGCCTCCCGTGTAATTAATACCATTCGACAAAGCTAAATCCACAGATGAGTTCATGTTGCTACCTTTTCTAGATACATTATACTCAAATTGGCTCTTATTCTGTATTTCCGTTTGCGATAAAAAACATTTGTCATTGCCTAATCCGGTTAGACTGTTGAACATATAGTTTGAACTATTCGCCATTCTATTATATAATAATAAATAATATTAAAAAATTTATTATTTTAAACATTTATAATTGGAGTTTGTGTAATTGTACCGTGTTTCTCACAAGAGCAGTTTCATCACCTTCTTTACCAGATACCATATCTTTGTAACAAAAATCAGCAAACCCCCTTTGGTCGTTGGGAGTAGTTGTATTTGCTGTGGAGTAGAACTGTCTCATAGAGCGATCAAATTCAAAATTTTCTCCTAAATCCTTGAACAATTTATCATCTATATTGTCAATAGAAGCGTTCTGATCTTGGATCATTTGTTTCACTGATTTATTAATATTTGCCACAACATCTTTATCATATGCGTTTGGTGCTTCTGATTTTAAGGGATCTCCTCCAATCATACCATTATTTAAAGGATTTGATACATTCTCCGTGAGAGGTTGTGCTTTCTTTTTTCTTTTTAAAGAACTTTCAAGCCCCTCTTTCTTTTGCATCGATATGATATAAATTAAGCCTAAAGAAACAACTCCACTCATTAAAAAAGATATTCTTCCCGTGAACACAAATGAGAGAACAGTAATAAGTATAATGAGACGTGTCACAGCATTTATTTTCTGCGACTTGCTCATATATGATTTTGGAATCAATTCAGTAATATATTTTTCTTTAACCAAAACAGATGGTTTATTTAGCCATATGATATCGGGCATTATACATTATTGGGATAATTTTATTTTACTTTTTATTTTTTTTCTTTTTCTTTTTGTTAGATGATGATGATTTCACTGGAACCGAGGATGGTTCGTCATCTTCTAAATTTAATTGTTTCATTAGGGTATCTATGTCGTCGTTGGTGGGAGCTATATGGTTACGCTTTCTTTCCTCCATTTCCTCCTTCAATCGTTGTTGCTCTCTCCGTTTTTCTACATGCGCTTTTGCTTGATGTTTCGCCTTTTCTATAGCTTCCTGTTTCCGCATCATGTTGTTGTAAGCACTCATATTCACTTTGGCATTTTTTCCTCCATTTGGTACTCCCATTTGTTTCAATATATTATTCAAATCGCCCTTTCCTACCCCAGCACCTTTGAGAAGATCACTGATATTACTCATTCCAGGCATTCCATTCATTTTCTTCATCAACTCTCCTGCTTCTTTCATCAATTCACCTTCGTTGATATCTCCAGACTTCATTTTATCATCTAATTTTCCTCCTACCTTCTTCACTAATTTCATCAGCTTCTGTGGGTTGGACAACAATTTTTTCATCACATCTTGGCTATCGGTTGCTCCATCCATGTCCATTTCAAATTCTTTTGCAGTTTCCTCTGCAATCTCCGTAGCTAACTGACCCAGTTTTCCTCCCAAGAGTGACGAAATATGTTCCTGCATATTTTCAGGGTTCAAAAATTCGGGAGTTTCTGTAGAACCGGAATTCTCGTCGTTTTCATCATTTGTACCATTCTGGAACAAGTCAAACAAATCCTTCATGGTATCTTCCATTTTGCTTTTCAGCTCATCTTCATCAACTGCCTCGAACATTTTCGCAGTATTACCGAATATGCTCTTATCATCCACATCTCCGACGATTGAAAAAAGAACCAGTTGTAAATATTTCCAAATAGTATCCTTGATGCTATCTGTAAGTCCCTCGACTGCCCATATTGTTTTCAAATCAATAGAAGGCAGAATTTCTATATTGGAAGACCCATCAGATATAGCGTCTTCGTTTTTATAAAGAAAATCAAAAAATCGCTCAGGATATACCGATTTACAATGATCATATAACATACCTGTTCTCAAATTACCTTCTTCATCGTAGTACGTAGAAATCTGATCTTTAAACTCCGGAAAAGAAGTTTTCAAATCACGCACAAAATCACTAATAATTTTCTCAAACTTGTTTTTACTGGTTTCTTCCGTCTCCACATTTTTGCTCGTAGCTTCATGAGCAACCTCATCATCACTGTCGCTTACATCCTCCACAAATACCTCGTTATCCTCTTTTAACTCATTAACTGGAATACTTTCTTCTTGCATGTAATTATTTAATGGATTATATATTTATATTGTTAATCAAATAAACTTAATTATTATCTCTTAGGCTTATTATTTGTTGAATCAGCACGGAACTTATAAAATTCAATATTTTTCTCTATTTCCTTCATTCTTTCGTCCACGTTAATCACGTTGTCTGTACCACAAGGACCACAGTGATCAACATTTGCTCTATCTATGACAATTTTCTTCCTATCTTCACATAAAACTCCCCATCGCCCTAGCGTATACTGTATCGGCTTATTCATAAATTTAAAAATTCCCCTACTAATCATGTTTTTACTATACATATAGTAAACATGATTTAAATCAATTTTTTGAAAAATTATCTGTACATCAAAGACAGTTTTGTTAGATTTGTAATATATTTCATAGCCATATCTTTATCCCTTTCATGCAAATTTCTCAGAGGTGTTCGTAAGCGTTCAATAATAGCTAGTGTCTTTTCAACATCTTGTGCATTTTTCAAATCCTCACTATAATCTTTGTGCAAAAAGAAGTCGATACCACCTTCCTCAATTTGCTGTTGATATGGAGTTGCAATTAGATCCCTCCATGTCATGATGATAAGGCGCGGATTTACACGCTTCACTAAAAGTAGACTATTTTTACTGGCGATGATATCAGGATCATTAGGGAACAATCTTAAAATATCTTCGATAAATTCAAGAAACTGATTATTAAATGCTGGCAAGTATGGACTAGACATAATTATATAATAGGTTCGTGAAATCTTTAAGCTATTATAACTTATTACTTAATTCATACATCTCTACCCGTTAGTGGATTTTTATGCTTTGGTATATCTTTTTCACGCTGTTCAATAAACTTATTCAGCTCGCTATCGTCTGACGATGATATTCTATTGGACTGATAATTTTCGGGAGGTGTTGTGATTGCATCAAACTCTTCTACAGCTACATAATTATGCATTTGCTTTATTCCGCCGTTTCCTTTTGCATTCATATCTTCGGGATCTGTGTCTAAATAACTATAAGAGTCCGAACTGAATGAGTTGTAATTTAGTGAAAACTCACTAGGTTCATCGTTATGTATTTGATGTTTTTTTTCAAACGTTTTAATGTAGTTGTAAATATCATTTCCTTCGAGTAACAGATTGCCTCGAGAAAATAAAATCATAGAAGGTACTGTTTTTATAATCTCCGGTAGTTTTATGTCTTTTCCATTTTCCATGACAACATGAATGACACCACCTTTATTAATCCTTTTGTCAATACATACAAAGTATAAATTTTGTTTGATAATCGATTTCGCAACTGCACTTAATAACTCTTTGCTATGTTTACAATAATTACTATAATAGAGAACATCCATACTTACTTACTTTATATATATTTGCATTCTTTAACTTATATTTTATCTTTTTTTTGTTTAGCTAAATATCTCGCATAACTACTTCGTTTTTGATTTACGTTATCTTCATCATCAGAATCACATGCTGTGCAAGTTAACCTGTCTACTGCTATCCTTTCTGTATTTTGTGATGATGTTATTACTGACGATGGCTTTCCGTTAGTATGAACTAAAATGGGGGAAGTGTACTTACGAGAATAGGAAGCCGTTTCTTTAGTGTTACACCTTGAAATATTATTATAGTCAGTATCACACGCTTCCACACCTCCTTTTCTCTTATCGCTCATATATCCAAAAGATTTTTGATTCAATAATTCATACATTCTATCTGATTGAGATTTGTTGTCAGTTGCACTATTAAATGGCATAATATATAGTTTACAAATATTATTTTATATAAAATTGAAATAATTTAAAATGTATTTATTATAGTATAAAAATGAATCCGCAAATCGACAATATATTCCTGGATAATGATACTCTACAATTTACATTACAAAATGTAGATGTATCCATCGCCAATACTCTAAGAAGGACCATTTTGTCTGATATTGAATTATGCGTGTTTAAAACTTATCCGTATGAAGAATGCGAAGCGAGTATTGAAATAAATACAACACGTTTAAACAACGAGATCCTTAAGCAACGACTTAGTTGTATTCCTATCCATATAACTGACCCCGATTTTCCAATTGAAAATTTTATATTAACTCTAGACGAAGAAAATACCACAAACATTATGAAGTATGTCACTACAGAGGACTTTAAATTGTATGATGTTGTCACAAAATCATATATGCCCCAAAAGGAGGTGGAAAACATATTCCCAAAAAATAGCATCACCAACCAGTTTATTGATTTTGTGCGACTACGGCCTCGCATTTCTGGAGATATTCCTGGAGAAAAGATTAAGTTGACGTGTAAAATCAGTAAGGCTTCAGCAAAACAAGACTATATGTTCAATGTTGCGTGTGCTTCATGTTACGGATTTACGCAAGACAAGGACAAGGTGGATGAAGAGTGGAATATCAAAGAAAAAGAATTATCCAAGAATGAAGATATGAGCAAGCAGGATATCGAGTATATTAAAAATGATTGGTATAATTTAGACGCAAAACGTATTTTCCTTAAAAACAGTTATGATTTCACAGTACAAACAGTAGGTATTTTCACCTGTTATGAGCTTGTTAAAAAAAGTTGCAAAATCATTTATGACAGTCTTGAAACATTTAAAAACGAAACTGTGCAAATTAATGTATCTGATACAAACATTGATAACTCTTTCGATATCATATTGTTTGAAAAAGATCACACTTTCGGGAAATGTCTAGAATACCTGCTCTACACCAAGTTTTACGAAGAACAATCTACCTTGTCATATATTGGTTACCAAAAACAGCATCCACATGATGATTACAGTATTATTCGTATTGCCTACAAGCAGGAAGTTGATAAAGAAGTCATCGTGAAAGATATCAAATCAGCATGTGATGATGGTATCATATTGTTCAAAGAAATAGAGCAACTTTTCATCGAATAAAAAATACAATTTATTAAACAAATTACATACTTAATATTTTTTATTGTTTCTGCTTTCTATTTTTTATTGTTTCTGCTTTCTATTTTTCATTGTTTCTGCTTTCTACATTATTTTTATTTACTTTTTATAACTGAACATTCTGTCTATAAAACTCGGTATTGACAGAACTCATCAAAACTGCTTCCGGAATACAGCGAACATATTTTTCAACTGTATTCATAGTCGTCTTTTCATGATTGCTCATATAGTCCTCGTGAATTGCATACATATGGGTCTTGTAACAGGGGTCATATTGACGTAATGGCTTCTCTTGTCGTAGGTAACATGACAAATAACGATCAAAGAGCGTATGCGTGAAATTCATGATTTTGCATTCATACATATTGAAATCTTCCGTATATTCCGGGAAGAAGTCCAGAAATTCATCTATCTTTCCTTGGTTCCTCAAAGTCAAGTAATGATATTCAAGTTTCGCCTGATTACCTCTCAACTTTTTCAACTCTTCATATGCAGGATTTCGTAACTTCGAACGATTTCCAGTATTCATATCAAGTAGATTGACACCCATAATTGAATAATCTGTAAATGGCATAGCAAATGCATGTGTAATAACAACTCTATTATTGTATTGATAGTATTCTGGAAACTTGATATCACATTCAGATAACATCCAGACATCCTTGCAGTCTTTGTAGTTGACTAGCATATCTACCGACGAAGGAAATGGTTCTGCTGGTTTTTCATAAACAGCAATCAAATATAACTTGTTTGACGCTACGTGATTAATGATACGATTTTCGGTATGTTGCATCACAAAGGAATACATAAACTTGTCACTAAGCTGTCCAGAATTCAACGACAGACCAATTTCTGCGCAACATTCACCAAACATTTCTCTGAAACTTTTCTTATGATGCTTACCGTCAATGTAAAAGCTGTTCTTTCCTCCGACATTACTTTTTGTAGAGACAATCCATTCATTTGTTGAAGGATCGTGATGCAAATTGATCATAGTTCCTTCCACATATTCTTCTACTCGAATATTAGGGTTCAACGACCCATTTGTGAAGAAGTCGCCGATACTAGATGAGGACAGAGGACAAAAGGATACAAGATTTCCATTTCTATCATATACAGAGGATCGAATTCTATCATTCTTGATAACCTTATGAGAATTACGTGTCTCCGTAGAGACAACGAAATCTTGAGAAATTTGAGTGGGGATATTGATATACTGTGCCATTGTGAGTTTTTGATACATATTCTATTTCCCTTTTTTTGTTTCAATTTTTTTTTAAACTCATATAAAAATTTCTGCAGTATTTATAAGATGAATATCTCGATAGATGCATCCGAAATTAAATCGAATAAAAATAGAATTAATTTGCGATTAGGAGATGTGATAAGAATAGTAGCACCAACTAACGACACTTATGATAACAAGATATATTATATTGATTATATTGATGAGAAATCTATTAAAATCATCAATAAGACGCAAACAGATATTTTATATCTAGGAGAAACTGGTGAATTAACGGATCATTCCATCAAAGAATTACACATTATCAAACGCAGTAAACATGATAGTTTTACAGCATTGAATAATTTAACTGTTGATAAATGGATAGATATTAAATTCAATGGAGATATTCCACTTATAGTAACAGCACTCATTACAAATATAATCGAAGACATGATAGAACTCAAAACATATCCTAATAACGATGTTTTGTTTATCGATTTTGCGTATAGAGGTATTCCACGGGAATTAAACATCGAATACATTACACTACGTGACCAACCTAAATCTTTAGATGAAGAAATACAAGAGAGAGTTATAGAAAATAAGAACGATGAAGACATAAAAACCCCAGAAAGCATCGAGGATGATTCCGATAAAGATGGTATCATGGCAAAACTTTCAGTAGACGAGCAAGAAATATCGATAGAAAAATCACCAAGAGAGGATACACCCGAAGTAGAAAACGATGCAAGCGACCAAAATAAAACTTCGTCAATTACACCCGAGTCATATGATGATGAAATACCCCCCGAAATGGTTGAAACCGTTGACGAAGTGGAGCCAACGTATTCATTCGAAGATCCAGGAGAACTTCTAGGAATGGTAACACAATATGTGAACGTCGCAAAATCAAAGCAAAGATTTACCATAGAAGATCAAAGGAATGATATGCTTGACGTGTTATCTGAATCGAAAATAGACAAGGCCATTATTCATGAATATATCACCCGATTTGAACAATTGAGAGCAGGTCATACTTTATTTGATGAGAATGAAAATCCCATAAAAGCTAAATATTTTGGAAATTCATTCAATTCATCATTGGAACTCTTTATGAAAGGTATACCGTGTGCGCTTACCATTCCAGTGACTTCTCAACAAAAAAATATATACGACTTTCCTGTTGAAAGCGAAACTACAAACAATTTAGAGTATACTGCAGAGTTAGAAAAAGAAATACAACTCTATAACAATTATGATAGTAAAATCATGAGTTACCACGAGTATATCAACAATGTGAATACTTCGTTAACACCATACACACGACCTAATAGTCGTGAAGAGTTTTTATCTATCCAGGCAACTAGACCTGTATTGTCAATCATAGATAATGATGATTTATATAATACGTTTACAGTATCTACGATAAATGATAACACATCCATCAAAGAAAATAAATATATTACACAAATGCATACAACGCCTATTGTGAGTGACGATAAGGTTATCATGACCGGAGAACATCTCGATATAAAATCTATAATTACATTACCCTTTCACTATGGAGAGCATATGTATCATAATTTGTATAAAGCCAATATCCTCGAACGTATTCATAAACCACATATCAATGTGGGCCAAATAATCAATAAGAAAATGGATTTACAAACGAATTTGATAACACGAAAAGGAGATAGATATTATGACAGTATAAATATGGAAGATATGATGAGTAAAACTACTGAACATATATTAGATGACGGGGTCATGAGATCGCGCAAAAATTATGATCAATATTTAAATATGGCCATACCAAATAATACAAAGTTGGTTAAATATACTCTTGCTAACCATAAATCTCTCTCCTTCTATAAATATCTCCAGAATTTGGAACCATTCAACGTGAGTGTATCTAATTTACATTTCATTCATTACAAACAAGTGCTAGATACCATATATAAGAATGTTGATTTGTTTTGGAAAGCGTATAAACGTGAGCGTAAGAGGATGAATTATTCTTATACAAAACTACAGAAACTTCGTCCAACACGTGCGAATTTGGTTGCAACATTAGGTTTGAAAGAAAAATTCGACAACAAATATTTGAAAGAAGATGAATTTTATGTATCTAATAGTGAAATACTAGCAAACGCGTTGGAAAGAGATAACGCTACCCTATTTATGGAGCAATTAAAATTAAACAGTCGTGATTTGGTGAATAATATTGATATTAATTTTCAGCGATTATTGAAAGAAACGGAACCAGTTGAGACGAATAATTCTCTTGAGTGCTCCACTTACAAAATTAGTAAAAAATATGATTCGATGGATACACTAAGTGCAGATAATGGAAAAGAAACATTTTATGATAAATATTATGATGATACAGTTTACGATATTTTAAACGTATATAAAGCCCAAAGAGATGCTATGAATGACTTGGATTTTCTTACGTTTCTGGAAAGCAAATTGGTGGAAGTAAATGGCATAGACAAGTCTAATTCCGAAAAGTTGGCAAAAACAATGATGATTGGGAAGAAGAAGGTAGAAACGGGTGATTACGCGATTTTACAAAACATATCTTCTAACTACGAGACTAATGAATTAGAATATTACCGTCGTGAAGATGAGAAATGGGTATTTGATGAAGAAGCCACGAATAGTAAGGTCAATAATTCTATAAGTATCAACAATAAAATCTGTGCGCCTATTACTTGCAGTGAAACAAAAACGATCGGAAAAACGATTGAACTCAACTACAAAGATAATCGCGTAGACCAAAAACAATTGAACGACAATTTAACTGATCAACCTATTCAAAATGAATTTGAATGTAACCCATCTGAAGATAAGAAACAACACATTAGGAAAAAACTGATCACG